GAGGCAGTTTCAATTCCTCATAGGTAGGCTGGAAACACAATGAAGAGTTCTCCGCACTCGCATACGGCTTCATCGTTTCAATTCCTCATAGGTAGGCTGGAAACCCAAGGCGGGGAACCGCCGTTAAGTTTAAGCTCAACGCGTTTCAATTCCTCATAGGTAGGCTGGNAANCAAATGAGCCGTCTATATCAAGGGCGGCTACATGGGGGTGCCGGAATAATGACGCCAGACCAATTTGAAATCTTGAGAGACGAATTTTTAATTCGCGAGGCCCGGATACTGGATTGGAAGGCCGGAGAGTATACGGCGAACCGGGACCGGCTGCTTAATTTCAAACAGGTGGCCGAATTCTTAAGCCAGCGGCCGGCGGAAGTGGCGCTGGCATACTTGCTGAAGCATATCCAGAGCATTGCTCTGGCCGTAAAGACCAGACGCTATACCTGGGAGTGGGAGACCGTCAGCGGCGAGGGGCTGAAACAGCGCATTGCAGATGCGCGAAATTACCTGCTGCTGCTGGCGGCGTGTCTGGAGGAAGAAAATGAACACGTGCGTGAGTGAGAAAAAACAATACTGGTGCATGTTCTGCGGCTACAGGGCATGGTACGAGGTGAAGGGTGAGGAGTTCAAATCTTGTCCAAGATGCGGTAACGGAATGTTTGTGTGGGAGGGGCGGTGTAATGCTAATCGAACAGCGTATTACCGAAAACGGAATAGAGACGGTAGACAAGGTTGAAATAGCTNTGCCCGAGGAGTTTGAACCGCCCGAAGGGGATTATCTGGCCTTTAGTGGTGGTAAAGATAGCGTTGTAATTTACGATTTGGCGGTAAAGGCCGGGGTGAAGTTTGATGCGCATTATAGCATAACAGGGGTTGACCCGCCGGAGTTGGTTAAATTTATCAAACAGCAATATCCCGACGTGAAAAGACATAGGCCGGAAGAAACCATGTGGAGCCTTATCGAACGAAAGATGCCGCCCACTCGGATAAAAAGGTTTTGTTGTGAAGTTTTGAAGGAGAAGGGAGGGAATGGACGTTTAGTTATTACAGGCATTAGGCGAGAGGAAAGTAGTAAAAGGGCGGGTAGAAGGATGGTGGAGAATTGCTTAAAAGGGCGTAAAGGAACTATATTTTTACATCCTATCATAGACTGGAAAGAATCCGATGTTTGGCAATACATCCGGGAAAACAATATCCCTTATTGCAGTTTATATGACGAAGGTTTTACGCGTTTGGGGTGTATTATGTGTCCTATGAAGGGAACAAAGGGAATGTTGCGGGATGCGGAAAGATGGCCAAGATATTATAAGCTGTATTTGAGGGCGTTTGATAAAATGCTTGAATATAGGAAAAAAAACGGCAAAGAATTTAATCTGAAATGGCAAACTGCTGAAGATGTCATGCACTGGTGGATATATAACCCGCCAAAAGGCGATCCAGACCAGGGGGTGTTGTTTGAGTGAAAGAGGAGTTGACCATAAACCAGCTCACCCTCGAATGCTTTTGGTGCGATGTACCACTCCAGTTTAACGAGCAGCACGGATTCTACAAGTGCCCTGACTGCGGCGGCGAGTGGTGGCCAGGGCCGAGTGATCCGGAATATGGGATCACAACGTTGTGGCGTGACGAGCAGGCGTATAAAAGGAGCATATCAAAGCCTGGGGGCGGTAGCAGGCGTGCGGGAAAGAAAAGACAGAAAAATATAAAGAAAAAGCTGATTACAGAGCGGTACAAGTTAGAATAAGTAATATTTGGGGAGTTGACAAGATTATGGGGGGCAGTGTAAAATTATAATAGCTACCCGTCACTTTAACTAAAGTGGGCGGGTATTTTTATGCAATTTGCTTGTTAGGCTTGATTTAGGTTTTGCTCGTTCGCCGGCCGGGAGGGCGGCTTTTTGTTTTGGGTGACATGGTTGCCGGCACAGGCCGGAGGGTGTACGCACCGAAAGGCAGGGGTGGGGCCGGGTGTGAAAAATGTTCGTTGTATAGGAGGTTGTAGAAAGTGCAGGTAAGTAAAATCCCAATAGGCCAGCTAAATCCTGCTGCATATAATCCGAGAAAAGACCTTAAGCCCGGTGACCCGGAATATAAGAAACTCAAGCGGTCAATACAGGAGTTTGGCTATGTGGAACCTATCGTCTGGAACAAGCGCACCGGAAACATTGTCGGCGGCCATCAGCGGTATAAGGTGCTTCTCGACATGGGTATGCGGGAAGTGGATTGTGTTGTTGTGGACCTGGACGAAACAAAGGAAAAGGCGCTGAATATTGCGCTTAATAAGATACAGGGTGACTGGGACTACGCAAAACTAAAAGATTTGTTGGAAGAACTGGATACCGGCACAATTGATATTGAGTTAACCGGGTTTGGGTTGGACGAAATAGAGCAATTATTAACCGACTTATCGGACAGCGAAGAAAATGGGAAAGAAATGCCTCAGGTAGAGCAAAGAGCGGCATTAGGAGACATATGGCAGCTTGGCGAACATAAAATTGCGTGCGGTGATTGTACTGACATAGTGTTGCTTGAAAGACTGTTAGACGGAAAGAAAATCAACACAATTGTTACCTCTCCACCATACGCACAGCAGAGAAAAGATGAATACGGCGGCATACCTGCAGAAGAGTATCCGGATTGGTTCGGTTCTGTGGCTAATGCGATGTGGACAATACTAGATGATACAGGGTCCTTTTTTGTGAACATAAAAGAGCACGTCGAAAAAGGACAAAGAAGTCTATATGTAATGAAGTTAGTAATTACAATGGTTGAGGAATATGGCTGGCGGTTTGTTGACGAATTTATATGGACAAAGCCGGGATTACCCGGCGGATGGAGAAACCGACTCAAGAATGATTTTGAGCCGGTTTTTTGGTTTGCGAAAAGTGATGATTTAGCAATGGTAGAACGACAATTTGAAGAAGGAGAAGGGGAAAACAAAGAAGAGAATATTGTCGATGAGTATGGGAGAGCGTTTCATTTTTGTAAACAGCAAAAGATTAAGTTTTACCCAAAGAGTGTAGGGAAAATGTCTAATGCAGTGCGGAAATCAACACCGCTAAACGCCAGCAAAGGTGGAACAGGGAACATAAGCGTATCAGGGCCTAAACAAAAAGGAATAGCAAGGCCAGGTAATGTTATTAGACTACAGGGAAATACAGAAACATGGGAACATCCGGCAATGTATCCAGTAGGGTTGCCGGAATTTTTTATAAAGCTGACTACTCTACGGGGGGATACGGTATTCGACCCTTTCCTTGGAGCGGGGTCTACATTGATAGCTGCAGAGAAAACAAAGAGGATATGCTATGGGACAGAGCTGCAGCCGCAGTATGTGGATATTGCACTGGCACGTTGGGAGCAACTCACAGGACAGAAGGCGGTGTTGGCAGAGTGAAGCGAGTATTTATTTCGCATCCTTTTTCTTCCGATCCAGAAGGAAATCGGGTCCGGGTTGATATTATCTGCCATGATTTGGTCAAGCAAGGAATACTACCGATTAGCCCTCTGCACTTATTTAGCTTTATGGAGGATGACCTCCAGAGAGAAGAAATACTTCAGACGTGTTTCAGGCTTATTGATATATGCGATGAGGTTTGGATATATGGGGACAGCGAGGGATGCAAGAGAGAGGCTGAATATGCCCAGTGTGCTGGAAAAGTGGTGATGATGTATGGCAGAGATTTGGGAAAGGCAAAATAATGAAAGCAGCAAGGCATACGCTGCTTTTTGTGTTTATAGGGATTTAGGTCCTGAGCGAAGTCTGGATAAAGCTTTGTCTGAAGCCAACAAAAAACCGACAAATCGCCGACATTGGTCTAGGTGGATGGAGAAATACCGATGGTATGAACGGGCTCAGGCATATGATGACTATATTGAACGCAAAAAGCGGAAAGAGAAAGAGAAGGCGATCCTCGAGATGGCCGATCGTCATGTAAAGTTGTCGAAGGCTTTCCAGCAAAGGCTCGCACAAAGGTTACAGCAGATAGACCCGTCAGAATTGAGCCCGTCAGACATGGCAAAATGGCTTGATGTGGCAACGAAACTAGAGAGATTGAGCATAGGCGAACCAATCGAGATAGGCAAGCAGGAGGTGCAAGGGCAGGTGACACAGAGGTATGAATACGATATTACGCACAGAGTTGAGCAATACGCAGATGTCTACCGCCAGCTTGCACGACGAGGCGTACTTTGCGGCAGTGATGAGGGCGACGATACTGGAGAACCCTTGGATACCGCATGATCCAACACCAAAGCAGGCTATGTTCCTCCTTATGCCGGATTTAGAAGTATTTTACGGTGGGGCGGCCGGCGGGGGGAAAGCTCTTTGGGTGGACGAGGTAATTCCCACTCCCGATGGTTGGAAGCGCATGGGGGACATCCAAGTCGGAGATTATGTTTTTGACAAAAATGGAAACCCTACAAAAGTTGTAGCTGTGTCAGAAATAATGTTAAACCGTCCTTGTTATAAAATATGCTTTGATGACGGTGCAGAAATAATAGCGGACGAACAACATCAATGGCTAACTTTTGATGCTAAAGAATTGGTGGCTTTAACCACGCGTAATGATGAATGGAGAGCTAAAAGAAGAGCGAAAAGGCCGAGTCGTGCAAAAGGCAGAAAATCTGCTAAATTTGTCGCTGCTATTACAGAGAGAAATAAGAAATTCCCTCCCCCGACGAAAGAACCACCAAAAGGGAATATACGGACTACAAAGGAAATTGCTAAAACTTTACTAACGACGAGTGGGCGTCGCAACCATGCTGTTCCGGTGCAGGGAGCATTACAGCTTCCTGAAAAAATACTACCGATAGAACCTTATCTTTTAGGGGTATGGTTGGGAGATGGACGGACGAATGGTGGCTCGTTCACAACAAAAGACCCGGAGATTGTAGAAGCTTTTGAAAAGGCTGGATATAAAGTTACTAGACAGTCAGGGGAATATGATTATGGCACTATTGGTTTTTCCCCAAAGCTGCGGGCTGCCGGATTGTTAGGGAACAAGCATATCCCCCGTGAATATTTACGCTCTTCTTATGAGCAAAGGCTGGAATTACTACAAGGTTTAATGGATACAGACGGGCATGCTTGCGAATCTGGCGCAGTTGAGTTTACGACAACGAACGAGAGACTTGCCAAAGACGTTTTCGAACTCATAATCAGTTTAGGCATGAAAGCTGCTATCCAGACAGGCAAAGCAACACTAAACGGTAAGGATTGTGGTACAAAATACCGGATAAAGTGGATGGCAGATGTTCCCGCCTTTCGGTTACAAAGGAAATTAGCAAAACAGAAAATAACCGGCCACAGAAGAACAATAAAGTTTAGATATATTGTTTCATGTGAGCAGGTAGAAAGCGTTCCGGTAAAATGTATTAAAGTCGCTTCCCCAGATGGAATATTTTTAGCAGGACGAAATATGATTCCAACACATAATTCAGACGCCTTGCTGATGGCAGCATTGCAGTACGTTTACGTACCGGGCTATGCTGCTATTCTATTTCGTCGGACATACACGGACTTATCATTACCTGGGGCACTCATGGACCGGGCCCACGAATGGCTACAGGGGACGGAAGCCCGATGGAGCGAGAAAAACAAAACCTGGACGTTTCCCTCCGGGGCCACCTTGAGCTTCGGATATTTGGAAAGCGAAAACGATAAGTACCGCTACCAGTCGGCGGAGTTTCAATTTATCGGCTTTGATGAGCTTACCCAGTTTACCGAAACACAGTATCGCTACCTTTTCTCCCGGCTCCGGCGGCTGGAGGGTTCAAGCATACCGCTCCGGATGCGGGCGGCGTCAAACCCGGGCGGTGTAGGCCATGAATGGGTTAAGCAACGGTTTATCGTGGGGGACAAGCCTTTTGTGCCGGCAAGCTTGGATGACAACCCGTATATTGACCGGGAAGAGTATATCAAGAGCTTAATGCACCTTGACCCCATAACGCGGGAACAACTCCTCAGAGGGGACTGGACCGCAAGGGAAGCCGGCAACAAGTTTAAGCGGGAATGGTTTGAAATTGTTGACAGTTACCCGGCCGATGCCCGGCTGGTCCGGTACTGGGACCTGGCGGCAACGGAACCGAAGCCGGGGAAGGACCCGGACTGGACGGCAGGGGCGCTGATGGCGGAAAAGGACGGGATATATTACATTGTTGACATAAAGAGGACCAGGACCACACCGCAGGGTGTGGAGAAACTCATTAGGCAGACAGCGGAGCTGGACGGGAAGAGAGTAACGATCTACATGGAGCAGGAGCCTGGTAGCAGTGGGGCTAACACGATAGACCATTACCGGCGCAGGATACTAGCCGGTTTTGCTTTTTACGGGAACAAGACAACAGGTTCTAAAGAAATGAGGGCAAACCCAGTTAGTTCTCAGGCAGAGGCAGGGAATATAAAGCTGGTGCGGGGCCCGTGGATAAATGACTTTCTGGACGAAGCAGAATTATTCCCACACGGGCCACATGATGACCAGATCGATGCGGTAAGCGGCGCCTTTGAAATGTTGACCAGGAGAATAAGAATAGGGCCAGTAAATAAACCGTCGGGATGGTAAGGGTGGTGAAATAATGCTGACAAGCCTTAGCTTCTTGACGCCGGGCCAGCCCTGGCCCCCGCCGACCGAGGTGGAGCGGTTGGAGAGATACGCGCAGAACCGGCTCCTGTTCGAGGGCAAGCATGAACAGGTATTCAAAGACTGGATAAGGCTGCTCCGTGAGGACCAGCAAGCGACACTTGAAATGGTATTGAACTGGCACAAGCGGCTGACCCTGCTCTTTGCGGATCTGCTCCTGGGCGAGCCGCCGCGAATTACGGCCGGTGACCAGGACAGCGAGGAGCAGAAAGCCGTTGAACGTCTAATCGACGATAACGATCTTTTTAACGTTGCCTACGAGGTGGCGTTGGATGTGTCACGTTACGGTACAGGCATCTTCAAGGTACGCTATGACGGAAGGGCTATCATCGAAGGCCAGCAGCCGGCGGTATGGTTCCCGGTAGTGGCGCCGGACAACCTGAAGGAGATTACGGCGCATGTCCTGGGGTATGATTACGAAGCTGATGAACCGGGTGCATTTGGGCGACGAGTAAAGCGCCACTACCTGAAGACGGAAGTACACGAGAAGGGGAAAATCACCACCACGCTGTACGAATTGAGAAATGGCACCACCATTGGCGAAATTGTAGAGCAGGAAGAGGCAAATACCGGCATTGATGAATTCTTGGTTGTGCCGGTCAACAACGTCCTTACCACCGACAGAGTCACTGGCCTTGATGATTACTGCGACCTGGACAGCATAATTCAAGAGATTGAGGTTCGCATTGCTCAGATAAGCCGCATACTTGATAAGCATGCAGACCCGAATATGTACGGGCCGGATACGGCACTGGAGCACGACCCGGCAACCGGGCAATGGGGATACCGGAGCGGAGGCAAATACTTTCCTGTTGGCAAAGATGACCAGCCTCCGGGGTACGTCACATGGGACGGACATCTAGAGGCAGCTTTCCGGCAGATTGATCTCCTAATGGAACAGCTATATATCCTGTCCGAAACATCAGCAGCGGCATTTGGGCAGCTAAAATCAGGTCTGGCTGAAAGCGGAACTGCTTTACGCCGGCTGATGATGGCGCCATTGGCCAAGGTGAACAGAATCCGGATGCGCTTTGACCCGGCCCTTAAAGAGGTCCTTTGGCTGGCGTCAGCACTGGAAAAGGCACAGGGCATGGCAGGCGCTGTATTACTGGAGAATATACACATAGACTGGAAGGATGGCCTGCCGGACGACGAGCAGGAGCTTACACAAAATGAAGTCCAGAGGTATACTGCCGGCCTGACAAGTCTTGAAAGCTCACTCAGGCGGCTGTATGGGCTGGAGGGTGACGCGCTACAGGATGAAATAGACCGCATCAGGAGCGAGCAGGCTGGGCAGGGAGCCACCGAACTGCCTCCTATAACATTGCCGCCGGCGGAGGAAGAACAATAAATAGTTAATATCCGCCTTGGATAGCCTCCCGGGGGCAAAAGGACTNCTCCCGTCCCTGCCAAAACGGATATGTTATAATAATACAGGGAGACTATTGCGGGAGGAATAGACGGTGGGCGAAAGCAAGGAAAAAATAACGATTGAACTGTGGTTTAAGGGGAAACACGGGCGGGAGCAAAAGCCTAGGACAAGAAGAAAGGTCGATGACCGAACTAAAAGAAAGAGTTTGGCACGATGGGCTATAAGCCGACTGGAAAGAGAAGGGCTTAGCATAAAAGACATCATGGCCATCGATCCGGACCAGTGTAGGATATACGTGAAGCACAAAGGGAGGCTGGTTCCCTACTGGGACGAAAGGGCCCGTTATGGAGATTCTAACAAAAGTGTATCGGGTTTAGGGAAGCGAAGGTTGGAGGCATTACTGGCCGAATATCCCGAGATAAAAGATGCACGAAAGCTAACGCAGGAAGAATGGGTCTATGATAAAGAGCTTGCCGTGCGCGAGGGCTACAAGAGATTGCTGGAACGTATTTTGAGATAAAGATGCAGAGAACTACCAAATGGCGAAGGTGAAGAATAATGGCAGATGTCAGGAGGTTCAGCGATGCCGAGATAAACCGGCTTGTTAAATTCTACGAACAGGTCGAGCGAGAAATCCTTGATCGGCTTAACCGGGCGCTACTCAGGGGCAATCAAACAGAATACCTGGAGCAGATGAAGAAGAATATTGAAGCCATCCTGCAGCAGCTCCGTGAGGGAAATAAAACTTGGTGCACAGAGGCTATTCCACGGGTTTATACCGAAGGCCTAAAAAATGCAGATGCGATGTTAAAGGATGCAGGTGTTACCTTGAAGGCCGCCTTCGGGGCGATACACCAGCAGGCGGCGCAGGTGCTGGCTGAAAATGCTTATCAGAGGCTTGAGGACGTCGTACAGGTGATAGGCCGGCAAGTGAATGACATATACCGGGAGCTGGCGTTGGAAAACGTCAGAGGAACAGTAGTAGGCTACGATACGTGGAAGCAGACGGCCCGAAGATTCAGGGAGCAGCTTGCTGAACGGGGCGTGACGGGTTTCAAGGACCGCTCCGGTCGGATGTGGAATATGCGAACCTACTGCGAAATGCACGCAAGGACAGTTTGTATGGAAGCCCACCTTCAGGGCACAGCTAACCGGCTGGTAGAGCAGGGGCATGATTTGGTGAAAGTAAGCACTCACCGGGGAGCTTGTGAACTGTGCCAGCCGTGGCAAGGGAAGATATTGAGCATTACCGGAAAAACAAAAGGGTATCCGACACTGGAAGAAGCAAAAGCAGCCAAACTTTTCCACCCCCGGTGCAGGCATGCATACTCATTAAGTATTGACCTCGACGCCGAAATAGCAAAACTTGAGAGTGAATTGAAAGAATGAATATGTTATAATTATTATGCGGGATAGTTCCGGATTAGCTACCCGGAGCGATAAGGAGTTTCCGCGCTCCTTCCCGCAATGATTTAAGCGGAGAAACTACTAAGCGGAAGGTGGTTTTTGTTATGCCTCCAAAGGGCTATAAGGTGCCATTTAAAGTACGTAAAAATGGCTATGAAAATTATTGCACTTATGAATGGCTCGAAGAGCATTATATTAAGCAAAGATTGTCAACACAAGCATGCGCAGATTTAATCGGAGCAAGCAGTAGTACTATCAAAAGATGGCTGACAATTCATGGCATACCGGCAAGAAGTAGAAAAGACTACGGATATGAAAAATTCATTGCATGGAATGAAACTCGAAAAATAATCATACCAAAAGACTGGCTAATTGAGCATTATGTTAACAAACGCCTCAGTTGCAGAGAATGCGCGGAATTATATGGCTGCAGTGAAAGCCAAATAAAAGATTTGCTAAAGGAATATGGCATTAAGCGAAGACCATGTACATGGAAAGCCCACGAGGTTGTAAGATTAAAAATAAGAGAAGGCACATTTGTACTTCAAAAGTGGGATAGAGGCGGCGATAATAATCCTGCCAAACGTCCAGAAGTTAGAGAAAAAATTAGGCAGAGCAAGCTCGGGAGCAATAACCCGATGTGGAATCCTAATCTTACGGATGAGGAGAGAGAAAGAAGCAGAAGCTACGACAAATATGTTAAATGGAGATTATCCGTTTTTACCCGAGATAATTTTACATGCCAATGTTGCGGAGCAAAGAGGCGAAAAGGTGAGCGAATCAAATTGGCAGCGCATCATCTTTTTAGTCATTGCGATAATAAAGAATTAAGACTTAACTTGGATAATGGAGTTACTCTTTGCTGGAATTGTCATGGAGAGTTTCATCGCATTTATGGAAAAAAGGGGAATAATACTCCAGAGCAGTTTGCGGAATTTATGAAAAGCAAGGGTAAAGATTTTAAGTATAAGGGAATTCAACTATCATTGTTTGATAGAGCTTTCGGCTCACCTTCAACGACAATGCCATAAATGGACGGGTCATTAAACCGCATAGGTATAAGTACCCGGCTTTTGTAGCAATAGCAGCCCTTCTCCGGCACCCAGACAATGTTGCCCATATTGGGCTTGGTACCTGGCCNGGGAATATACCAGTGCCCGCACTCTTTCCAGAATAGCTGAGTATGCTTCTTACCGAGCCGAATTAAGGAGGGGACCATCTTCTGCTGATAAATTAAACTAATACGGTGATTAATGCCGACATGGACGGATAGCTCATCCTGCGGCATGTACCATTCAAAATCACTCACAAAATACACCTCTGGGATAATTATACTCCAGGGGTGTTGTTTTGTACATGAAGGGAGGCTGCAGATTTGCAGGAGCAAAAATGCAATAAAGTAGTCCCTTTACATAGATGGGAAGTCCATGAATTCTCCTGGGGTTCAGCTGTTAAAGAACAGAGAACAGGAAAATGGACAAATATATTTCTTAAGCCTGACGGGCAAGAGATTGATGTAAGCTTATTAAATGTTGAGTTACACGAAAACGGAATAGAGTTTTTGGATTACTAACGCCTTCGGGCGTTTTTGTTTTGCCCTTCTTTAGTATTGTCAGGGCATAAAGAGACAAGACCTGGGAACTGGTACTGACCAGTATAAAAAAGTAAGTGGGAGTTAGATATTAAATAATAACGGCTACGCACGTCGGTTAAGTGCGGACAATGAGGGAGGCAAGAGAAAATGGCTGATGATTTGAAGAATACTGCTAACCCTGCCGACGGCGGGCAGGCTCCAGCTATGAAGCTGGACGACAAACAGCCGGATAAGACGTTCACGCAGGCCGAGCTTGAGGCGATCATTGCTGACAGGCTCAAGCGCGAGCGGGAGAAGTACAAAGACTACTCCGACCTGAAGAAGGCTGCGGAGGAATACCAGAAGCTGAAGGAAGCACAGATGACGGAGCAGGAGAAACTGCAGGCCAAGCTTGCAGAATATGAACGG